GGTGTTCGTCTTTCTGGCCACAACTGTGTTGACCGCGTTCGTGATGTACACGTAGTCTATGTTGTTGCCTACAGTGTACCGGTAACTGCCGGTCGTTCCGTAACCTTCGCCTGGAACGCCGAAGTCGAAGTAAGCATTGGCCGTCTGTTCCGTTGACGGTGGATTCACGCAGCCACGCGCCAGGTTCCAGCCTTCCACCGCGGAAGGCGTGCCCGTGTTGGGGCACCGGGCGACGATCGTGTTGACCGCGTTCTTGATGTAGCAGTATGTATCGTCGCAACTGACCGTATAGCGGTAACTGCCGGTTGTCCCGTAACCTTCGCCTGGAACCCCGAAGTCGAAATAGTCGTTGGCGGTCTGTTCTGTTGTCGGCGGGGTGACATTTCCCCGGGCGGCGTTCCATCCTGTCACCTTTGCCCCGTTCGAGCAGCGGGCGATCGTGGTGTTCACCGCGTTTTTGATGTATGCGTAGTTATCGTCACAGCTGACCGTGTACCGGTAGCTGCTTTGGTCGCCGTAGGTCAGCGCCGGCACGAAAAAGTCGAAGTATGCGTTGGCGGTCTGTGCTTCCGAAGGCGCCACTACCTGATCCCGCGCCAGGTTCCAGCCCGTGTTTTTCGACGTGTTCGGTTTTCTGGCGATCACCCGGTTCAGCGAGTTCTTACAATAGGCGTAATCGTCATCAATCGTTAAGCTGAAGTGATAACTCGAATCTCCGCCATAATCCGCTGCCGGAATCCCGACGTCAAAATTATCCGTCAGATCCGCCACCGGAATCGGGTCCGGAGCGCCGGGGTTGCTCAGTTTCGACCGGGCCAGATCCCATCCGGTATATTTCGACGTGTTTGCTATCCGGGCAATCGTCCGGCTCAGGGAGTTCTTGGCATAAGCATAATTGTCATCAATCGTCAGGCTGAAATGATAACTGGACTGTCCGTCATAATCAGCTGCCGGGATGCCCACATCAAAATTGTCTGTCAGATCCGCTACCGGGATCGGATCAGGCGCTCCGGGGTTCGACAGCTTCGTTCTCGCCAGGTTCCAGCCGGTATACTTCGCGTTATTCGCGCACCGCGCCACAGTTGTGTTGGATGCGTTCTTGATGTATCCGTAATTGTCATCACAGCTGACTGTATATCTGTAACTGCTCTGATCGCCGTATGTTGTCGACGGAACGCCGAAATCAAAATACGCGTTCTCTGTCTGCGTAGCGGTCGGCGGAGACACCTTGTCCCGCGCTTCGCCCCATCCTGCAACCTTGCCGGCTTCATATCTGGACGTCGCGTCGACGGTGAAATACTTCCCGCTTGAGAACCAGTGCGCTTCATCATCGTCCGAATACGTAATGAGCCCGCTGTATGTGTTCCCATCCCAGCTTCCTGCGCCCTGGCCGATCTGGATGCTCTTCGACTGATCCTGAGGCTTTGCCGTTACCCTGATCGTCCCGCCAGTCGGAACGTCCACGACCCAGCTGGTAACGGCCCGGCTAAAAGTCCCGATATCTTCGGTCGTGCCGTTGGTCAGGACCTTCTTCAGCGTGTAGATGTTGTTTGTCGGCCCGGAGAGCGTGACGTCCTTCAGGCTCTTGCTGACGCTCACCGCGGAGGATCTCCGCCCGGTGCTGGTCTTCCTCTTTTCCTTCGCCAGCATCCGGGTCAGGTCTTCCTTCCGGTTCGCCATCGTGATCGTGACGCCCATCGGGTCCCGGACCTTGTCCGGCCACTGCAGCGTCATGATCCGTTCGTAGATCGTCGTGTTGTATTCCGGCAGCGCCGCCGTGCAGTGGGCGCCCAGGACGAAATTGTCCAGATCCTCTCCGGTGATCGCGCTCAGATCCATCGCGTTCACGCTGACCGTGACCTGCGGCTCCGCGTGGTTGTCCAGGCGCTCGTTCGCCCATTTCCGCAGATCCGCTTCCGTGGTCCGGTTTTCGTCCGTCTCCGTCTGGCTGCTGACCCCGTACAGGCTCTCATTCCGCCCGACATAGAGCTCCGGCAGCATCAGATTATTCCGGCCGATGGGATAGAACCGGGTATACATCCGGCTCCGGTCGACCGTGACGCTCAGGCTCTTCATGTTCCGGTCCATCCGCAGCTCGCTCAGCTGGCCGATGTAGCTTTCCGGCTTCTCGACGACGCTGATCACATACGGCACCCGGCTGAAGTCATAGCTCCACCAGGCGTTCGGGATCGTCGCCGTGATCGTCTCCATCGCCGTGTAGAGGTCGTCGCCGTTGAAGTTGTAAGCCTGCGTGTCGTTGTACAGCACCGACCCGAAGCGCCAGATGCTCTGCTTGCTCAGAATGTACCGGAAGGTTTCATCCGCGGTGCAGGTCTCCGCGTTCTCGAGGCCGGTGATCACCGCCGGCGTGACCTCCCCGAACAGCAGGAAGTCCTTCAGCGCCATGATCGCGTGCTCGCACTGGATCGTCCGTGTCTGCGTCTTGTAGTCCGTCTGGACGCTCCTGACGCGCCACACAATGCCCGCGCCCGGGTCGTCTTCATCCTGCAGCCAGGCGCCCACGCTGATCTCCGGGGCCGTCGGCCCGACGGTGATCGTGCAGGTGCTGTCCCGCTCCGTCAGCGTCAGCTGGAACTTCTCCGCCGCGAACCGATCGGAGACATCCGCCGTGTTCTGGCTTTCAAGAAGTTTTATCATAGGTATCTACCCCTTACAGAAACTGTTACCCGCACGGATCTGCTTGCGGCAAATGCGATTTTGTTGCTGCCCGGCGCCATGACGAAATCGTCCGCCCCTGTCCGCCTCCGCAGCACCGACGTGTCGCCGATCCGGGCGCGGAGGTAGTAGATCTTTCCCGTGTCCTCATGGTCGATGACCAGGCTCTGGCCGCCGCCCAGCCCCAGGTTGGAGAAGCTCATCGTCTTCCCGCCCATCGTCAGGTTGACGCCGGAGATGGCCGCCCCGGACATATTTGCCACCGTGACCGTCGGCACCGTGACCGTGTTCCCCGGCACCGTCAGGTAGAACTCCCCGCCGGTGGAGGAAGCGGAGAATGTACTGGTCTCCGCACTGTCCTCCCAGTAGGGCACCGTGTACGCCCGGAACAGCACCGTGAACTCGTCCGTCCAGTTGTAGATCTCCCCGGCGCCCGGTGCCTGGGCCAGCAGCACCCGGAGCCTCCGCCCGGGCTTGTGGCTCATGGTCAGGTATCCGCCGCCGTAGGCGCTGTACGCCCAGGCGTTGACCTTCTCCAGCACGGCCTCCCGCGCCGCCATCTGGTCCTTCGTCGCCCAGATCCGGAAGCGGACGGCCACGTCCTTCGACACCCGCCGGACTTCCGTCACCCGCTGGCCGGCGAGCCCGATCATATCCTGCGCGGTGATCTGTTCCGTGCCGTTCCGGTCCTCGATCCCGGAGATCACGATCCGCTCGTCCAGCTCGTCCAGTTGCTGCCCGTTGAGCGCAACCCGCCTTCTCAGAATCATATCGTTCCCTCCGTTAGTCCATTTGGTTTGCCATTTCCGTGTTCACATACGGCGCCAGCAGCCGGCCCGCGTGCTCGCCGTCAATCTCCACGGTCACACCGTTGAGCATCCTGGCCAGATCACCCGGCAGCGCCTTCGCGGTCTTTTCCAGGTTGTCCAGCGTTTCGTTCGTCTTTTCCTCTGTCTTCCCGTTGCTGGTCATGTCCTGCTCGATCAGTTCGAGCGCCCGGCTGATCGGCTCCGTGAAGGCGTTCCGTTCTTCCTCGCTGTAGTGAGCCGTGCCGGCAGCCAGGTCAGCCATGGAGGCATTGAACGCTTCCCACTCTTCCTGGGTCATCGTGTCGGCCAGCTTGTCGAGGATGCTGTCCTGCACCTCGTCATTCAGCCAGGAGATGTAGTGCTCCGCGAACTCTCTCGCCTTCGCTTCATCCTCCGCCGCTGTGCCGCCATTGATGGTCATATAGTCTGTCAGCGTCTTCCAGGTGCCGAACAGTTCGTTGCCGGAGTGGTTGGCCACAATGCTTTCGTAGTCGCTCATGGACTCCGCGGCCTTGCGGTTCATCTCCGCGATCATCTGCGTGTCGTGGATCACGCCGTCCACAAACAGCGCCAGGGGCGTAACAAACGCCGCCGTCTGCAGGGTCGCGCCCAGTTTTGCCGCGACGCCTGCCCCGCCGGAAGCCGCCGCAGCCCCGCCGGCACTGCCGGATGCTCCGCTGGCCGCCCCGCTCGCCGCGTTGGCCGCCGATGAAGCCGCAGATCCGCCGGCTCCGCCCAGATCCTTCAGCTGCCGGAACCCGTTGACCACCTTCCGGACATTCAGCGCAACCTCGCCCAGCTTCAGCGCTCCGAAGGCCGCCGCCATCGCCGTCAGCGCGGAGACAACCGTGTCTTTATTATCCACCAGCCAGGTCAGCAGGGCCGTCAGCTTGTCGGCATTGTCCGCCCAGAACTGATTCTTCAGCAGTTCCACCTGCTGCTCGACGCTCTTGATCGCGTCGTCCGCCTTCCCCAGCTTTTCGATCTGTTCATCCGTCAGGACGTTCTGCTCTGCGAGGGCCTTCTCGTATTCCTCCCGACCGGCCTTGAACAGCGGCCGCAGTTCGCGCCAGCTCCTGCCGAACAGTTTGGTCGCGGCGTCCTCCTTGTCGAAGGCCTCGCCCATGTTCATCAGCGCCTCGCCGATCTCCCAGAAGAGGTCGTCTGCGTTGGTGCTGTCCAGGCTGATTCCAAGGACTTCCTCCAGGCTTCCCTTGTTCTTCCCTGTCACGGCCCGCTGCATCCGCTGCTGGGCGTTCAGGATCGCGTCCACCGGCGTGTCGATAAATTCCTCGACATTCCGCATCCGCTGGTACCTGTCCGCCGTCAGGCCCATGTCCTCGTACTGGTCGACGATGGTCTTGATCTCGTCCGCGAATCCGGTGGAGCCCTTCGCGCTGTCTATGATCTTCCGCCCCAGGTTAACCGCTGCCTGGGCGCCGTTCTTCAGCGTGTCGGTGATCTTGCTCAGGCCGTCCGTGACGTTCTCGAAGCTGACGCCCTTCCCGATCTGCTTCAGGTTGTCGTTCATGGCGTCGACATTCTTCGCCGCGTCGCTGCCGGCGCTGCTGACGCCGTTCAGTTCGTTCTCGGTGTCGATCATCGCGCCCTTCGCCTGGATCATGCTCCGATACAGATCCTGGTAGGCCTTGCTGGAGGTATCGACGCCCTTGTTCCGCATCTCCTCCAGCGCCTTTTCGGCGTTTGTAACGACTTTCTTCTGCTGTTCGAGTTTCGCCTTCAGCAGCTCCGACTTCTCCGCCATGTAGCTTTCGGCGTCGCCGGTTTGTTTGAATTGTTTCTCCGTCAGGGCGAGCTGGGCGTCCAGGGTTTTCGTTGCCTGTTTCGCCTGGTTCATCGAGTTCTTGAACTGCGAAAGGCCCGTAACCCCCAATTTTATGTTCGCGCCGCTTGTTGCCATTGTCTCACCCCTCGTTATTTCCGGATAATGCCATGCTGGACATCATCATAATTTCGTCTGTAAACATACAGGTCCATGACCGCGCCCGGCCGCATCCGGTTGATTTCCGGCAGCGTCAGCCCCGCGATCAGCCCCCAGCTGACCACCAGCAGGTATGTCAGCTTTCCGCTTCTTTTTTTTTGTTCATTTCCTCCAGCGTGACATCGACCGGCCCGTCGTCCTCTTTCGGCGGGATCTCGCTCTTCATGCCTTCGGCGATCGCTTCCATGCAGTTGTTGATCGCGATCTGGACGTCGGTGGGCGGAATCGCCCGCAGGATGAACTTGTCCGTCAGATCCGGCTTTTCTCCGGCTTCTTCCAGCCCGGCGTTTCCCAGGATCCGCACGGCCTTCGCCACGTTGGCCAGGTGCTCCGCGGACAGGTAGATTTTTGAATTGTTCTCATCGTCCGGATCTTTCCCCAGAATCGCCTGGATCATCCGGTCATACGGCGCGATCTCCTGCTGAATCGTCAGCATTTCCTGCGTCGTGTACAGGAGCGGGATCTCCCGTCCCTTCAGCGTGATAGTTGCCATTCCCCTTTTCCCCTTTCATGCAAAAAAGCCGGAGGCGGAGGATTGTCCCTCCGCCCCCTGTGTGATCATCAGGTGATGCCGGCGATGCCGTTCAGGTAGCTCTTCGCCGCCGCCAGCGTGTCAAAGGTCTTGTGCTGTGCGAAGCTGAGCCGCCCGGTGCTGTCCAGGCTGACGCCGCAGCCGGTGCCCTCGAGGGTCGGTACGCGCCATTCGATGTTCTGCTCCTTCGTCCGGGTTTCCTCGGAAGAGATGGAGAACTTCAGCTTCTTGTACCACCAGGCCTCGTAGCTGTTCGTGACGGTCGTGGTGCCCTTGACGCGCATCACGCGGATGTAGCCGAAGCCCAGGTCCGGGCTGGCGGCGTCCGTGATCGTGTACTCGTTGGAGCTCACGGTCTCGCCCAGCAGCTTCTGCCGGCTCGTGGCGCTCAGGCCGGTCGGCTCGAAGCTGATCGTGTAGCCCAGCACGCCGTTGTCGGTGTCCAGCTCGACGTCGTCGCCGAAGAAGTGGCCGTCCGCGCGGTTCCAGGAAACGTTCGCGCTGACCGCTTCCGCCACGACGAAGCCGCCAGAGTAGGAGATGCTGCTGCCGGGAGTGTAGGCGCTCACAGGAGCGGCTACGGGATAAACCATACCAACGTTCGCATTCATGCGTTTGTCCCTCCGTTATTTCATACTTGCCTTGTATTCTTTGCCGATGGCCTCAAACTCCGCTTCGATGTATTTCTGCATCGCCGCCAGCACCTTCGGGGTTGCTGTGTTCGCGGATTTCCGCACAAACGGCTGTTTCTTCATGAAACTGGTGCCTGAGTTGATCGCGTTCACGATCTTAGGGATCGGCACCATCTTGCCCTTCAGTTCTGCGTATCCTGCGTTTCGGAAACCGACAGACGTGTCGATCTCGCCGCCGCTCTTTTTGAACTTAGCAATACCTGCCGCTGCGGCTTCGATGATCGCCTTCTCTTCCGGAGTGGGGAGCCGGTTCGTGACCTCAGGAAACACGGCATAATGGAACTTCTCCGTTTTGATCGTCTTCACGCCTTCGCGGAGCGCATCTGCCATAATGCCGGCGCCCTGATAAAGTGCCTGGGAGGCGATCGCCGGCGCCCGGTCAGCCATCTGACCAAGCTGCTCAGCGAACTCTGTCAGGCCGTCAACTTCCAGTTTGTACGCCATTTGTTCCACCGCCTTCCGGTTCCGGTTCCTCCGGCGTGTCCTGGCACTGGAAGACCCATTCCACATGGAACAGGCCTGTCCCGGTTTCGTACTGGGTGCTGTTCAGGCTCCAGCTGTTCCCCAGGACCGTTGTCAGCGTTTCCTCGACCGCGTCGATGATGTCGTCCCGGTCGGTCAGTTTCGGATAGAAGACGTCCACACTGCCTTCCCACGCCCGGTCGCTCTTCGCACCGTCCCCGTCCAGGCTTCCGGCCTCAAAGTCCAGCTGCACGACGCCGTAGGCGCCCTCAGGCCGGGCCTTCCATCCGTACTCCGCGAAGGGGATCGTCAGCAGCTTCAGCGCCGCCACCAGGGCCGCATACTCGCTCGGCATTTAGCCCACCCCCTCGACTGCCGGTTCCGGTGCCGGTACGGGTTTCGCGTTCCGCGCCACTCGCTGCAGCGTCAGCTCGATCCCGTCCGTCTCCGTGACATAGGTCCGCAGGATGTCGTACTTCACGCCGTCCATCTCGCACAGCCGCTCGCCTTCGTACTCGAAGTCGTGAGAGAGGATCACCTTCAGCTCCGGGTTCAGTCCCTGACCCATCGCCAGATAGGCTTCCTGCTGTCCGATGGACTTCACCGTGCAGGGCACGGAGCGCTTCGTTTCCGTGGGCTCGGTTCCGACGCCGGCGGCTTCCGGGCTGACCGTGATCAGGTCGACCACATTAGCCTTCATCATCGCCGGTTTCCTCCTCGCCGTAGTCCGTGTACCCCGCAGCGTGCATCAGCTGGACCTTCTGCAGGTCGTAGGCGTCCGCCAGCTGCTGGTAGTTCGGCGGGTTGCCGAAGCGCATCTGGGCGTAGGTGATCACCGCACGCATCGCCAGCGCATCCGTCAGTGTGCTCATGTCCGTCACGGTGTCGCCCGTCGAGATGGTGAACGTCACCGTCCCCGGCAGCACAACGCCCGCGATCTCCAGGTCGTTCGCGCCCGCCATCAGCAGGCTGGCGATCTCGCTGTCGTAGTAGGCATTGGTCACGCGGAGGGCCTTCTTCGCTTCGTTCAGCATTTGGTTCTCACCTCATTGTTATCTCAGGTCTACTCCCGGCAGTTTCTTCCGAAACGCCTGGAAGACGTTATCGTCCACGATGATCGACGACTTATGCCCGACCTGCACCTTTGGATCCACCCAGATCCGGTACCCGCACCCGCGGGCCCTGATGCAGAAGCTCAGGTCTTCGCCGTAGCCCGGCAGCTGGCCGAACAGGTCGCTGTACTTGTCCCGCACGGCCTTGATCACTTCGGTCTTCATCATGATGCAGCCGAAGCCGCACCCCTCGACCTCGAACAGGCCGTCGCGCGGGTAATCCACCAGGCACTCGCTTTCGTTCTCGTGGGCCGTCAGCCCCTGCCGGAGCTTCGACCACAGGACGGGCTTGTACGGTTCCTTCCTCATGTGGCACACGCCGGCGACGATGTCCTTCTTCCCGTCCTCAATGTCCTTCATCAGGTCCATCAGCAGGGTGTCAGGGAACACCATGTCGCTGTCGATCCAGAGGATATAGTCCGCCTTCTCCTGCACCGCCATCAGCCCCAGATCCGTCCGGGACTTGCTGATCAGGCTGCAGGGCAGGAACTTCGCGTAGACGTTCCCGACCCGCTGCAGGTTGAAAAGGCTCTGGGCAAACTCAGTCTGCACCTGCTCCATGCAGGGCACCGCGATCATCGTTTTCATTTCTTTCCCCTTTCTTCCCCCTTCAAATAAAGCGCCCGGGCAGGGGAAAGGGGTACCCCGCCCGGGCATATCCTCAGGCCGTCGCCTTCAGACCGTTATCAGGCAGTGGTGCTGACCAGGCGCACGATGGCGTCGCCCTTGGCGGGCTTGGAGTCGAACACCGCGATGCCGCGGTACAGGATGGAGTTGCTGGTGAAGCCGGCGCTTTCGTCCCGGTCCACATGGATGTCTTCGGGCAGGTTGCCGACGACGTCCGTCCATTTGCCCAGGTACAGCTCGTCCTTGTCCTTGCCGACATAGTCGTCGACCACGACGGGATAGCCCATCAGGCGGCCGCCGACGCCGGTGATCGTGTCGGGCACGAAGATCGGATTGCCGACGGAGTCGACGATCTGGGCGATCTTGCCGTACAGGGTCTTCTTGTTGACCAGGAACTTCGCTTCCGCGTCATAGGCGGCGGGCAGCAGGGCGATCAGGTCGCACACGGAGCCGTAGCCGTAGTTGGCGGCAACGATCTGGTTGGTGCTCGTGGTCCAGGTCAGGGCCGCAATGCCGTTGGTGCCGTCGTTCAGGATGTAGTTGTCGATCGCGCGGGCGATGTCGCCGGCGAGCATCTCAACCAGCCAGCCCTCGAAGGCATCCACGGACATGAGCTTCGCGGTGCGGGAGATCTGGATGATCTTCATGAACTCGAAGCCGCCCAGGGTGACATTCACGACGGTGTCTTCAGCGGCCGC